CCCTTTGGCTACCAAGGGGGCGGCTAACCCGTGGCAAAGCAGACGAAACAAGCATACGCGAAGGCGTTGAACCGAGGGGAGGCACCGCTTCAGATGAGTTTCTTTACGCCAGAAGCGGACTGGAAGCCTCGCGCCGTTAGCAGCCTCCCCTCTTGGGCTGGTATTGAACGAATAGGCATCGACTGCGAGACCAAGGACAGTCAGCTACGAGAACTCGGTCCTGGCCCAAGGAGAGGAGGATACACCACCGGATGGGCGATCGCACTGGAGAGCGGCGGTCAGGTGGTGGACAAGTTCTACCTGCCGATACGACACGAAGCTGGCGGGAACCTGCCGGTCGACGAAGTGCTTCGCTACATGCGAGGGCAGGCCAAGAACTTCACCGGAGAGTACGTCGGTGCGAACTTATCGTACGACATTGACTACGCCGGGACCGACGAAATTGAGTTTCATCCGGAAGCGGTGTTCCGCGACATTCAGATCGCCGATCCGCTGATCTACGAGCTCCATCGCAGCTACAGCCTCGCCAACATCGGCGACCGCTGGGGAGTCAAGGGCAAGGAGACCAAGGTTCTCCACGACGCGGCAAGATCGTTCGGTCTGGATCCCGGCGCTGGCATGTGGCGGCTTCACTCGAAATATGTCGGCGAGTACGCCGAGAACGATGTGACCTCCCCTCTGGAGATTTACGCCAAGCAAAGGGAGAAGATCGATGCGGACCAACTCTGGCGAGTCTTTGATGTCGAAAGTGCAGCTCTTCCGGTCCTTGTTCGGATGCGACAGCGCGGAGTCCGAATTGATCAGGTTAAACTTGATGACATTAGAAGAAAGGCTCTTGCCCAGGAGCAGGATGCCCTCGATCTGGTTTACCGGGAAACGGCTGTCAGGATTGGAGTTGGTGACGTCTGGAAGGCCGGAGCGCTGGCTCCTGCTCTCGAATCCATCGGAGTCAAGCTGGGTCGAACATCAACTGGAGCTCCTCAGATCGACGCAGACCTCCTCGAGGGACTTGACCACCCTGTGGCCGACGCCATCTATATGGCCCGAAAAGTTAACAAGATTAGAACCACGTTCGCCGAGTCCATGGAGAAGTACATGGTCAACGGCAGAATCCACTGCACCTTCAACCAAATTGCACGAGAGGATGAGAAGGGAGATCAGAAGGGCGCACGCTACGGACGTCTCAGCGCGGTCGATCCTAATCTACAGCAGCAATATTCCCCTGACCGCGTCGGTCCAAAGGATCCCCAACTCATTAAGGAGTGGCGCGAAATCTTTATCCCTGAGCAGGGTGCCATCTGGGGTTGCAATGACTACTCGCAGCAGGAACCGCGCTGGACTACGCACTTCGCCGCCGTCATGGACCTTCCAAGGGCGCAAGAAGCGGCGCAGAGGTATCGCGACGACCCCACAACAGATAACCACGACATGATGACGAGGCTCATCCACGGGGATGAGCAGGTCGAGGAGTGGCTCAGCGCCGGAGGCAGCGACTACAAGACAAATCGCGGCTACTCCAAGAACATCTTCCTCGGCCTCTGCTACGGGGAAGGCGGAGCGAAGCTGTGCCGAGACATCAAGAAGGACACCCGGTGGGCGCTGTTCGGTGGTTACGGCAACCGACGCGAGACACTGTATTTCGAAACCAGACAGGAAGCGTGGGGCAGAAGAGCGGAGCTCGGGGAGGGCTTCGTCAAGGAGGTGGCTGGCCGTGAGGGACAGGCAATCCTGGACGGCTTCGACGAGGAGGTTCCATATGTTAGAAAGTTGGCAAAAGAAGCTGAGAACCGCGCTAAGTCGATGGGCTTCGTCCGCACGATCCTTGGCCGACGCCTTCACTTCGACCAGCGCGACGACGGAACATACGACTGGACCCACAAGGCGCTCAACCGGGTCATCCAAGGCACCTCCGCAGACCAGACGAAGGTGGCCATCGTTGAGCTCGACCGAGCGGGGTACTTCCTGCAACTCCAGGTCCACGACGAAACTGACGGATCATACGGTTCGGTGGATGAGGCGAAAAGGGCGGGGGAAATCATGAGGGACTGCATCCTGGAGTACGCCGAGCCGGAGGTTCCCTTCAACGTTGACACAGAATGCGGCCCGAACTGGGGCCAGATCAAGGCGGTGGCATGATGCAGATACTAGAAATTGACGGAACGACGAGGGTGCTCGGCGAGAGCCAAGGCTACCGAGGTCTCCCTGTGAAAGACTGCGAGGAGAACGGCGTCAAGTTCATGCAATCTGAGTGGGCGCTGACAGACGAGGAGGCAGCGGCACTCAAGTCGGGCGCAACAATTATTCTAACGGTGGTGGGAGAGGGACACCCACCCGTGAAACTGGAGGTCAAACAATGATCCTATCTGCACAGACAATTCGGAAGCTCTGCAAGGGCGAGAACGGCTATCTTCTGCAACCGTTCAGCGAGCGCACCAGACACGAGGGCGTGACCTTCGGCCTCAGCGCGGCTGGATACGACGTTCGCATTGAGTTCGACGCTGGCGGAACCGAGGTGGAGCGCACCCTTCAGCCGGGTGAGTTTCTGCTCGCCAGCACTATCGAGCGATTCGACGTTCCGAACTTCGTCGTCGGCATCGTACACGACAAGTCCACTTGGGCTCGTCGGGGGATCGCCGTGCAGAACACTGTCATCGAGCCGGGGTGGGCTGGCTTTCTCACTCTTGAGCTGACAAACCACAGTTCGCAACCTGTCACCATTCCTCGGGGCGTCGGCATTGCCCAAGTGGTGTTCCACACGATGGACGAGCCGTCGGAGCAGCCCTACGAGGGAAAGTATCAGGATCAGGCGAGAGGCCCTGTCCAACCGATATCCGAAACAACGGGCTTGTCATCTGACCCCGCAGAAGGTAAGGTGTAGTTTCGTGGCGGAGTCTGACATGCGCAAGAGACTGGTGGCTGCACTGAAGCCGCTGGACGCCGTTCCCGTAGAAAACAGGTTGAGGTCGGGTCATCCCGACGTCAACTGCATCGGGGCCGACATCGAATGCAAGTGGAAGAAGTTCTGGCCTAAGACCGCTGAGTTCAATCCGGTAAGGTTTGACCACCCATTATCAAAGGAGCAGGGACTATGGCTCGCCAGACGTTGGAGCAGAGGGGGACTGACACTGGTCGCCGCGCAGGTGAGCCGGGAGTGGTTCTTCTTCAGCGGCCAAACGGCAAAAGACAAGTTCGGAAACATGACAAGACCCGAGATGGTGGAGGAGGCTCTTCTTCACTTTCCGTCAGGACTCAAGGCAGAAAGGCTGATCCAGTGGATAAAGCAGAATCCTTATCGTTGACGGTCGGCGAGAAGCTGATACTGGCTCGCCGTCGCGCCGGACTGGGGCAATCGGTGTTCGCTCAGCGATACAACGCATCGCGCAATCGCTACGGCGAATGGGAGCGGGACGAGGAGCCGCTTCCTTCCTGCCACAAGACTCCAGAAATCAAGGACATGTCCGTGCTAGAGGAGTGCTTCATCCTCCGGCGGAGGGCTGGCCTTACACAAGAACAATGCGCTGAAGAGATTGGAGTGTCGAGATTTTGGTACAATCAAATGGAGATGGGTACTGCGGCAGCGGGAGAACTGCTGAAGTATTGGGGTGTCGATGAATGAGCGGACCGACCCCTAACAACAAGGCTGCAAAGGACTTCCTGAAGAAGTGGAGTCCAGAAGGGCCGTGGGTCTTGACGGCGATCCAGATCGATCGCAAGGGTATTTCGACGCAGACCTTCTATCCAGCGGACGAGCAGCGGCTGGAGTCCTGGCTCACAGAGTGGAACGGGACTAGGAATATCTACTTCCACGTCAATGAGGTCATGCGCGACATGACCAGCAAGGCTCACAAGGAAGACATCAAGTCAGCGCCGTGGCTGCACATTGACATTGACCCCGAGGAGGGGGCAGACATCGAGCAGGAGAGGGAGAGAGCGCTCGCCCTGCTGACAGACAAGTTGCCGAAGGGCATACCTAAGCCGACCGTGATTATTTTTAGCGGAGGCGGATATCAAGGATTCTGGCGTCTCAAGAAGCCGGTCCTTATCGACGGCAGCAAGGAAGCAGCCGAGGACTTCGAGCTCTACAACAAGAGACTAGAGCAGGTGTTCGGCGGCGACCACTGCCACAACGTCGATAGGATCATGCGCCTACCCGGCACCATCAACGTGCCGAACCC